TGTATGCCTACCTCGACACCGAAGAACGTAAGTTTTTCACAGAAGGTGAACACGAGATCTTGATCACCCAAACACAATACCAACCGGCGAGCAAGGAAGATACCGAGTTCGATCTCACGTACTTCAATCACCCGACCAAGGCTATCCACGTTGTGTCTTCCAACACGGCGGCTGTTAGCAACTGGGATGTGGCTTACGGTTTCAGTGATGCTACGTTGTACATCAATGGTACACCACTCTTTGAGAACATGTCCAAGGACTTCCACCACAGTGTTGTTCCGAAGATGCACTCTCAATTCTTGCCGGACAACCTTCTTCAAACGGCTCCGGTGTACACTTGGCCTTTCTGCTTGAACATCGGTAGGTCTCAACCGTCTGGCTCGTTAAACTTCTCTCGCATCGACACCGCCAAGCTTGCCGTTCGCGGACCGTACGGTGGTGGCAAGACCCATCGTGTCTATGGTGTCAACTACAACATTCTCCGTATTAAAAATGGTATGGCGGGTGTCGCTTTCGGTAACTAATTTAATTTCAAAACAAAAATTTACATACGATTGGTTTAAAAATATCAATGATATGTAAGTCAGGATGGACCTTGTTCCAATTAAACTCATCAAGAACCGCAATGTTCGCAACACCCTTTTGAGAGTCAAAGGTGAGAATGCCGAAATTGACACATCTGACTACATTGAGTGTAAAATGAATACAAACCTCGCGGCGAGATATCTCATGGCTATTGAAGATGCATCGGAAATGGCTAAGCAACTCATCCAGAGACCCGGTGTCTTTGAACAAATCGCGAAGGACATCAAGAAGGAAGCTGACTATGATTTCAAGTTTCAGTGTCGCAGAACATCCAATATGACTAAACCTGCAAAAAATCGTAAGGGTACCGAGTATCTTCATATCTCACACACCTATGAGAGTGGTGATGGTCACTACGCACTCGCAAAAGTGAATCACAACAAGAAGGAAATCGCGTTGTTCAATTCAATGGGTGCGGGTCAGTCAGATTTCAGGAATGAACTTCGTACAGTCTACGGAAATACCTACACATTAAGAAACAAAAACTCTTCCTTCCAACCGACGGGTGGATTTGTGACCACGAACACAGAAAATTACAAACAACTTCTTAACAACGTAAGTGTTAATATTCGGAACAAGAAAGTTCTTGAAAGGTCTTTTGAGATTTCACAATATGACGAGTTGTCACAACATCACTTTTGCTACATTGAAGCTTTTATTGCTATGATGCACGATACATTGGGAACACCCATCGGTCCAAAGGATCCAAGAGATCGCCTTGAATTTGTGAAGAAGGTTGTGTGGGGACTTCTACATAAATATACTCCACCATCAAATAGAACTTCACTCAAATGGAAATACTTTGTGACGAACTTTCGATACTTTCTTAGAATTACGAATACAAATGGTCGAAGATTTAGATTGAATCATGTGGCTCAAGTTCCTAAAGATGTTGAAAAAGTTAAAAGAACTGTGATGAAAGTTAAAGTCCCAACCGGTATGAATAGTTCGTGGTCCCTCACACAAATTATGAATTGGGCGGGAAGTAAAATCTGAACTTAGGGTAAATGGTTCTACCGTTCATAATCATAGGAGGTCTCGCGACCGCCGCGGCGTATACTTATTTTGGTGAAAATCTCGTGAGTTCCACCCAGGCCAAAAAGATGATACGCTCAGGAAAGATAAAGAAGGTCATCGATGTTCGCACAATGGCAGAATACAGAGCTGGCCACTATCGGGGTGCTCTCCACATTCCAGTGAATAAGATTAACAAGAAGACTACCACAGAACTTCCAAAGAAGGGACTACTCGTCTACTGCAATACTGGGCAACGGGCCAGATTTGCGGCAGAGAAACTTATTGAATTAGGTTTTGAAGATGTGTATTACATTGCTGGTCACTACTCAAGTCTCAACTGAGACCCTCGATAACTTCCTTAGTCTTTTCATACATTCGCTTCGCGTGGAACTTCTCATCCTTGAGTTGTTCCCAAATCGTCAATCGATACTCCAAGAAATCTAAGAATCTCTCGGGGTCTCGATTGGATTTATAACGGACCTTTTCACCTTTCATAGCCTTTTCCATCACAGCAAGCTTGGCTTCAAACATGCGTTCTTGCATAGCCTCGGGGGTCTCCCGAGAAGTGAGTTCTTGTTTCTTGGGAGCCATTTGTATTAGACGTGTGTCATATCTTTAAATGAAGAAGTGCTTTGTCTCTCCATTTCGTGACTGTATATACAGTGACACCCAATTCCACCGCGAGGTCTTTTAGGGTTAGGTGTTTACCATAGTAGTTTTCAAGAATGTATCGGCTCACATCATCTAGACCATAGAGGATATCAGGTTCTTTGTCGTAATACGGTGGAGTTTCATAAAATTGAAGTTCCTCATGTATCGTGGTTCGTCGCAAACAATTTTTACAGCTCCAATAAATCCATGGATATGCGTACGTACTAAACTTGAAACCCAACTCCGGGTTAAACTTTTGAGCCGCCCGAACGAGACCGTGTAGCCCCACACTATTTATATCCTTCCTCGTATGTATACCACGTTGTCGCGGGTATGTTTTGAAATATACATCATTTGAAACTTTATAAGCAAGTTTGACATGATTGGTTATCAATTCCTTCTTATAGAGGTTCATCTTGTACTTTTTATGTTCGTCTACTTTAATAGGTATGTTTGTAGCATTAACTGTAATCATAATTTTGGTTGTGATACCGATTATAGTTGTAACGTGTACCAAGCTTCACGACGATACCGACGAGTCTATTTTTTGACTGGTCCGAGAACCACCTCAGGTGTGAGATACTTCTTTAGAACATTCGGTGGATGGAGCATATCAAACTCTTCAGTCGCATCCTTTCCAGCAAAAAGCATGATCGCCTTCTTGCCACCTGGATGATCTGGCAAAAACTTTGTGAGATCATACACAATATCTTTGATAATTACCCAACAATCTTCTTCGGTATTATGCTTCGCAATTTCAGTGAGAGATAAGTCTCTTGGATTAATGTGATCATTAATTGATTTGATTCTGTTCATTTCTATTATATCTCATCATTTTCTGGCTTAGGCATTTCCTCTTCCACACTTCCCAATTTGGATGTGTCATTAGTTCGTTGTCCTAAACGCTCATCTTTGGGATGTATCATAATTGGTGGACCCTCGTATATGAAATTTGTAATTATATATTTAACACCCTCTTTTAATTTTGTACCACGATGAACATATGCTAAATTTGATGGAAATATTACAAGCTTACCAGCTTTGGGTTGTATATGTCCCCTATTCAAAAATTCAGTAGTTCCACCGATACCCTCTTTAACATCGTTGAGGTAGAGTATGTAAGTAAAAATTCTATTTAAGAATCCATCATGATGCCATGAATAGAATCCATCTTTTTCGGTTTTTTGTATTTGAGGAAGACCAATTGCAGCGTTAATTATTGCTTTATGTACCGCGAAACATCTATCCAACCCCTCTGTATGTACATAATCTTGGTATTTCGAAAGTGCCTCATTTACGCATTTAGCCACTTCATCGATAACATCCTCCCAATCCTTTCTTGATTCTGGCATAGAAATTGGCAAATCTATACTTTTTTTAACGTTTTCATCTACCCCACTAATTGTTGCTCCAAGGACCCGTCTTTTATCATTTTCAAAGCGGGAAATAGCATCTTGGCAAAATTCTTTGCTAACGACATTGTCAATTTCAAAAATGTAATCCATGTTTAAATGATTAAAGTGTATAAACTTTAACTTAAGAGTCTATCAAGTCTGGCCCTCTCTTTGTTTGGAAATACCACGAGTTGCATGACCTCTCCATCTAAATAAACTTGTCCGTGATTTTTGATGCGTTCATCCTTGATGACTTGATCAACTCTCACAAGGTTTACGCGCACCACCTTCGCACTTGAAGATTTACTATGATGTATAGCGAGGAGTGCGGCATCCCTCTTCGTCTCTTTGGGAATTGTATTCTCTTCGTGGCATATAATCACATGAGAACCAGGTCCACCATCAACATGCATCCACCATTCTCGGGGATAACTTGATAGTGTGAGACTGTCATTTTCCTTCGCATTTTCACCCACCTTAATTTGAATACCGTCGCGTGATATATATGTCTTCATTAATTCAAATGGTTCTTATCTTCTATATATATTCATAACCAGTATGTACTTTGCATCAGCTTTAATTAAACGACCTGTGTGTATAAATGGCCATGTAGTTGGGAATATGGTCATTTTACCAGTTTCAGGTCTAATTGACCTCCTATTTACAAATTCGGTAGTACCACCTTCATCGGTTTCAAGTGTATTTAAATACACAAAAGATGTAAACACCCGCTCTTCACCAGGAATATAGTCCTGGTGCCATCTATAATGTTTACCTTTTTCGATCTTTTGAATACAGGGGGCTCCGAGTTGAAGTGGAAAAATTGAGTGATCAAGTACAAAGTCCATATCACCATCTTCATCTATGCCAGCATCTTTAAGAATACTTTTTACATGTTCAACGTATGTATTAATCGCATTTTTAAGATAGTATTGAATCTTAGTCTTTGCGATTTCCCAACCAGGGGACGTTAATACATTCAACTCTGTGCTACTCTTCCATTCTTCGTTAATATACCTGTCACCTCCACCGTCTTCCAGTGTACCTTTCACTTGATTCTGGGTATCATTTTCAAATTTGTTTATGATGTTTTCACATAACTCAGATGAAAATACGTTTGGAATTTCCAAAATAAACTTATCCATTTTGTAAATTACAATTTAAATCTTTAATTATTATAAGATGTTTAGGAATCCACCCGACAACGACGCGGTCCGAATCAATAACTCAAACTCAAATTACAACGAGGCTAACTACAACGGAGCGCGTGGATTACGAATCAATAACTCAAACACAAACGAAAATAACGTTGGTCAGATCAGGTCGCGAGTCATAGACCCCAACAATCTCAGACGTATGCGAAGAATGCGAATGTCCTTTGCTAACGCGGGTCTAGTGGGTCGGCGTCTCAACTTTGGAAATAATGGGAACAATAGACCAAATGCATCCAACTATATGAAAAATGGAAAGAGAATGAAAAAGAATGTGAATGAAAACACAAAGACCAAGAAGATCAAATGGAAAAAGATGAGCGTGCGTAATATGCCAACCGACCCCATCAAGTATGAAAACTTCAAGTCTGGACAAAA